TGTTAGCGCCGGGAGCGCACAGCCAATTTGGGTCGGGAAAAAACACCCAATTTGAGCCGGAGCAGCGAGCCAATCCTTTTGAAAATGTATTCAGCAAAACTGCTGTTTTTCCTCCGCCTGCAATAGCCGAGACAGATTTATAGTACACCAACAGCCCAGTATGACACTCAAATTATCCTTTCATTTCCGTCACAGACTCAACGGCTTTTACCTTGCCAGTCTGCAGGGAGATCGTCTCCAACTTCTTCCCGCGGAAGCTCTCGCCGCGCAGCTTGAACACCATAGCATCATCAAAGATACGGTCCAGTGCGCAGAGCAAGGTAGTATCCTCGTTGAAATCCTCACGCCATAGCGCTGGATTTTTGTTGCTGGTGAAGATCATGTTAAAGTTGCCTTCCTTGTTGTAGCGGCGGTCAATCAGATCGAAAAACATACGAGTACATTCCTTGTCGAACTCGCAGTGTCCTATCTCATCAATAATAAGGCAGCTGGGGCGCACCAGAGCATTGAGACAGGAATCCGCTTTGCCGCTTCGCTTGGCTGCGAGGAATCTGTCCCGCAATTCCGAGGCTTTAATGAAGTAGGTTTTCATACCGTGCTGGCAGCAGGCGTAACCAAATGCTTGCGCCAAATGAGTCTTGCCCGTCCCGGCAGGGCCAATAAATGCCAGATTCCTGTGCGAGTAGATGGCGCTGAGGGATGGCAGTGCCTTCAAACGTTCTACATCCCTTCCCTTGAGTAATGAGAAGTCGAAGTTTTCAAATGTCCTGGGCGCTTTGGTAGGCAAACGGCTGAGCCTGAGCAAAGTGTGTACCGTGGCTTGCTGTTTTTTCTCACTAAGATAAGTAAACACATTCTCCACGGCTGCCATCTCGAGTTCGGACAGTTCGTGTTCCTCTGCATAAAGGGCAAATTCCTCAGAAGAGAAGTCCAATTTCAGCGTGGCAACTGCTGCAGCGAGCTTTTCAAATATCGTCTCCGTCACAGCAATTCCTCCTCATCATCAAAGTCAAACTTTGCAAAGGAGAGGTTGCTGGCAGGCTTTGGCAGCTGGCGAAGCTGCGTCTTTACTGGAGCGGTGGGAAATTCTTCCGGTTGGACTTCGTATTGCCCCTCGCAGAAGCTGTCACGGTGGCTCCACGTTACTGCATGGGTAGCGAGCAAAGAATTCATATCTGTGGAGTAGATGTAGAGCGTATCGCCACTGCGCATAACACGAGCTGTACTGCCTGCATAGCTGTATGGGACACCGAAACGTCGCCCTTCGTAGTTGACGAAGCCGTCAAAAGAAATACGTCGGTTTGGGCAGAGATACCCTCTCACTTCGTCGCTATCAGGCAGCCTTCGCAGATGTGAACTGCAAGCTGCATCATGGATCTGCTGTGGTACGCCGTCTACCGCTCTGTGGTAGATACCGTTTTGTGCGTTACACCACTCCAAAGCTTGCCAGTTGAGGTCTGTTACATCGCAGAATACCCGGTCTGAAAGAAAGTTCTCTTTCACAAAACGGATAAGTCGTTCCACAGCTCCCTTGGTAAACGGATGCCGCGGCTTACAGAGCTTTGTATCAAATCCAACTGTGCGCATAAAGGCTTCGTAATCCTTCTGCCATACAGGACGGCCGTCCAAATCACGGTGGAGTACAACGCTCTTCATGTTATCTGTCAGCACATATCTGGGGATACCCATATATTGAAAAGCGTGGATCATCCCAATAAACAGGTTTTCCTGTTTGGCATTAGGAAAGAATTCAATATAACGCTCTCCGCAATGGTGGCAGATCATGGCAAAGCAGGCCACGCGGTAGATGTTTCCGTCGTGATCCAGCACATCGGTAAAGCCCCAGTCCATCTGGTAGGTCTCACCGGGATCTGAGGAATAACGGCGACCTCGGTTGCCCTGCGGTGCAACCTGCTGGCGCTTGGCGGGGAGAAGGTATTTGTGAGCGGCGATGTAGTCTTTGACGATGGTCAACTTACCCTCGAAGCCAGACTCCTGCAGACGGTTCAGGATGACTGTGGAATTGCTGACGCCTTGCTTTAACAGCGTGTCAATGATCCCGCTATAGCCGGTAAGTTTGGTGATCTTGTGTTTTCCGGAATCACCGTTTCGACGGCTATCCTGAAAGCCATTCTTCTTGAGCCGACGCAGCTTTCCGCGGGAGATGCCGGTACGGCGTTCGAGCTCAGCTAAGTTGATTTGCTCCAGAGAGAATGTATCTCCCCATTCTGCTTTCATTTCTTCTATGGCTTGTGCTATAATCGGCACATAGCCATTACCACTTGGCTCTTTCATTACGCTCCTTTCCACTGGGCTGTTGGCACTTTCCAGTGTACAAGGTTTGAAAGAGCTATGGTAGTGGCTTTTTATTTCCGGCTACATTTGGCTTATTTTCCCCGGCCCGTAGTGGCTATTTTTGCCCGACCCGAACACCCAAGTGGTAAGCATCCGAAAAAAGAAAACCAAAAATCAAAAGCTGGATAAATCCGATCAGGAATTTTACAAGCAGAATAAGCATCTTGTGGATTTCAAGCGCAGATATTCCGAGCAGGACGAAAATATTATCAAACAATGGGTATAAAAATCCGCCCTCTTGCGAGGGCGGATGGACGCATTTTTACTTTTTCAGGTCAGCATCAATGCTGAACATTTTTGCTGTGAAACTAATTTTGTACTGACTGCCTTTGGTAACAAGGAATGTGAGTTCATTGCTCCTAACAACTCCTCGCTCAAACCTAACGGTATGTTCTCCTGGCACCAGGTGGAACTGGACAATATTATCCAAATCAAACGCTTTTCGTTCCCCATCAACAATCAATATTGTTTTTGACTCTCCACACTTCCTCGCACCCATTCGTACCACGGTAACATTTTGAGCGAAGCTCGCCTGGTTTTCCGGGTCAGACAGTTTCCTCAAAATCTCAGAACGCTTTTTCTCAAAGACATCATCTGGTAAGGCTCCGGATTCATGAAGATCGTGGATTTTTTGCAAGGTATCCAGCATCGCGGTATCCGTTTCCGGTGCGGCGGAAGTACTATCCTTGGACTGGTTTGCAATATCCATCAGTTTATCGAACAACAACTTCTGTTCGCGTTGTTTTCGCTTACTTTCGCCTGGCGAGATGGGGGCGCACTCAATTACATCGGATGAACCGTCTTCGTACTCAACCCAAAAACTGTATAGCGTATAGTTTACTGTAGTAAAAATGAGCGTATCCCGTGCCTCTCGCACTCCAAGTAGCTTTGCGCGTTTTATCAATTTCTCTTTTTTTGACAAATGTAATGCCCCTCCCAACAACAAAATTTTAGCGTATTATATCATACGCACAGCACCTTTGCAAGTAAAAGAAAAAATGGTGGTGATTTAATGGCAGATGGATCTATTATCATCAATACGGAAATTGATTCCAAGCAGGCGCAAAAAGAGCTCAATACACTTACGAGGAAAATTTCTGCTTTATCTGAAAAACTAAATGATCTGGAAAGAGAAAAGCTCCCGCTGGTAGAGCAGTCGGCACAGCTCGGCGCAAATCTCGATGAGGCAAAAGCAACTCTTGAACATATGAAAAGCGGAGCGGAATTTTTTACATCCGACTCTATTGCAAACCAGCAAGCACAAGTGAACGCCATGCAGAAAGAGTTTGATTCGGCGGCGTTAAAGGTGGAAACGATCAATGCAAAAATCAACAAAACCGCTGCGTCTCTTGACAATGCAAAGAGAAAGGCGGGAGAACTCAGTGGGCAGCTTGCTGGAGCAAAAAATGGCACAAGAGAGTTGTCCCCCGCTGCAGAGGAAGCCGGGAAGCGATTCACAAAGCTTGGAAACCGAATCAAGGGGCTTGCAAGGCACGTGTTTGTTTTTACGCTCATTACAGCTGCACTGCGCAAAATCAGGGAGTATATGTGGTCGGCGATCCAGACAAACACCGATGCAATGGCGGCGGTTGCCAAGCTTAAAGGTGCGCTGCGTACACTGGCCCAGCCGATTGTAAACATCGTTATCCCGGCGTTTACGCTACTCGCAAATGTGCTTACAACGGTGGTAAATACAGCTGCTCGGCTGCTATCTGCACTGTTTGGAAACACTCTTGCATCTTCTCAGAAAGCGGCTGAAAGCCTTTATGACCAGCAGAAAGCGATTGATGGTGTTGGTTCTGCCGCAAAGAAAGCCAGTAAATATTTGGCACCTTTCGATGAGCTGAACACAATGAACGGAGATTCCGATAGCTCGGGAGGGGCAAGTGCAAGCGGTGGAATCGCACCGGATTTCACAAGCACAGTCAGCAGCGGATTGGCTGCCGTTGCAACCTTGTTTACCGGAATTGCCCTTCTTGCATTGGGCGCAGTGTTGACTTTTTCTGGCGCAAATATACCGATTGGCATTGCTCTGATGGTTGCTGGTGCGTTGGCGGTATATGGTGCCGCCTCCGAAAATTGGGGTCTTATTGCAGAAACTTTGCAAGGATCACTTGCGGTTATAGTGACTATTGTAGCCGGAGCTTTGCTTGCTCTTGGCATAATCCTTGTTATGACAAGCGCAAACATCCCGCTTGGAATTGGCATGATTATAGCTGGCGCTGCATCTTTGGCCGCCGTTGTTGCCGTCAACTGGGATACCATAACAAGGTTTATAAGTGACAACATAGATGTAATTGCCGGTATTGTTGGAGCCGCCTTCCTTGTACTTGGCGCCATACTTGCTCTTTCAAGCGCAAATATTCCGCTCGGAGTAGGATTGCTTTTGGTTGGTGCTGCATCTTTGGCGGCATCTGCAACCATTAATTGGGAAGCAATCCAAAACGCAATGAAAGGGCCTATTGGCGCAGTAACTGCAATTTTGAGCGGCGCGTTGCTTGTGCTTGGCGGCGCATTGCTGTTTACTTTTGCAAATGTCCCTCTTGGGCTTGGGCTTATGGCTGCTGGAGCGGTTGGGCTTGCGACGGCGATTGTTCCAAATTGGGACAGTATTACGAAGGCGCTGCAAGGGCCGCTCGGCAAAACTCTTGCTATGATCGGCGGTTTTCTTGTTGTACTCGGGATTATTCTTATTTTTACGGGCGTAGGAATACCCTTGGGCATCGGGATGTTGCTTGCCGGTGGCGTTAGTTTGGCGGCGGCAATCGCGCCCAATTGGAATTTCATCATAGACAAAATCAAGTACGTTTGGCAAAAAATCAAAGAATTCTGGAACTCTTATATCGCCCCTGTATTCACTGCGGCCTGGTGGCAGAACCTCGGGAAAAACATCATGAACGGTTTGATCTCGGGTATTGAACGGGGCATAAACTGGGTGCTGGGCGGCGTAAGCGATATGGTAAATGGCATCACGGGTATCTTGAACAAGATTCCCGGTGTGAACATTGGACGGGTCAATTGGGGAAATGTCCACATTCCTCGCCTGGCCCAGGGCGCGGTGATCCCAGCAAACCGGGAATTTTTGGCCGTTTTGGGCGACCAGAAGCGCGGCACAAACATCGAGGCACCCGCCGATTTGATCCGCCAGATTGTCCGGGAGGAAGTCAAAAACAGCGGCGGCGTAGGAAATCATATCACAATCGTGCTGGACAGCGTTAACGGGAAGAAAATATTTGACACTGTTGTGAAGGAAAACAATGCCGTGGTGCGTGCCACCGGCGCAAGCCCGCTGGTGGTGTAAGGAGCAGTAATGGATGTATTGAAAGTTACCAAAAATGCCGGGACGGTCGTTGTTCTGCCTGCTCCCGCCGAGATAAAATGGAGCATTTCTGACCTGGACGGCGACGGCAGCGGGAGGAACCAAAACGGGGACCTGTTCCGGGACCGCGTGGCGGTAAAGCGAAAGATCGAGTGCTCCTGGCTCCCAATGAGTGCCGCAAAAATGGCAACGCTTTTGTCAGCCGTCAGCGATCCGTTTTTCAAGCTTACATACCCAGATGCGCTTACGGGGACAAATAGAACGATCACCTGCTATGTTGGTGATCGTTCTGCGCCCATTTTGCGCCCGGAGGCGGATGGAACATGGTTATGGGGCGAAATGTCCATGAATTTCATCGAGAGGTGAGCCATGCATACTGTAACAGACGCATTTAACGCCGCGTGTTCTGCGCCGGGGCGGGAGATCACAAGCAAAATACTGTTTAACGGCACGACAGAGCTGGCCGCCTCCGAGGTGCAGGAAATCAGCATAACAGAGCAGTTCGGCTCCTCGGACGGCGTGACCATCGGTGCGGCGTTTTCTTCCAGTTGCAAGGTGACGATGTACAAGCAGGACAATCTCCCGCTGAACGGTGCATTTTTTATTCCATCTGTTGGAATCATGGTGGGCGGCAAAGCCCAGTATGTCCAAAAGGGCAAATATTACATCCCCACGGACGGCGTAGAAGAAAGCGGGAAGTTGTGGGTAACTATCACCGGATATGACCGCATGGCCAGTCTGACGGATGATTATGTGCCTACCATTGATTTCCCCGCCACTCCTGTGCAGATTCTCACAGATGTATGTACGCAAGGAAATGTCACTGCGCCCTCGGTAGCTTTGCCGGATATTCAAATTTCTGCACCCTACACAGGGTCACTGCGTCAGCAGCTCGGATGGTTGGCGGGGCTGATCGGATGCAATGCGAAATTTGATTCCGACGGCGAACTAAAATTCTGCTGGTACTCTGATAGTATTTCTGTTGGGCCGGAGGTGCAGTATCAGGGAGGACTTAGCAAATCCGCAGATTCCCCGTTTACCATACAAAGCCTTGTCACGGGAACGGAAGAAAACCCCATCACGGTCGGGACGGGTGTTGGAATTTCGGCTACAAACCCGTATATTACCGAAGCTGTGGCGGCTACTGTTTTTGAGAAAATTGGAAACAAGGCAATGATGCCGTGTAAGGTGCAATGGCGGGGAGACCCCTCTACGGAAGCAGGTGACATATTGCACGTTACAGATGTGACCGGCCCAGCCAGCACATTCCCCGTGTACATTATGGAACAGGAACTGCGCATAAAGGGCGGAATGGTGGCGAATACGACCTGCTATGCGCCGCAGGACAAGCAGTATGTCGTAGAAAGCCCGATTATACAGCAAGTGAAGCGGGAATATTCCGGCCTTGCCAAAGCCATGCAGGATGCCACAGAAAGGATTATAGGAGCGAAAGGCGGATACTGGGAAGTCACGCTGGATGATGATGGATTCCCCACCGGGTGGATGGTTCGAGACACGCCCACTATGGAAGATAATACAAGGCTGTGGATTATGAACATCAACGGCCTGGGGTATTCCAAAGACGGCGGGAAAACCATTTCTGGCGTTGCGCTTACGATGGACGGAGCAGTAAACGCAGACACAATTACGGCTGGGCAAATGTCCGCAGAGCGTGTAACGATCAATGGGCAAACGCTTTCTGATTTCATTGATGCAAGCATTGATGAAGATGGGCACCCTGTACTTCGCATTGGATCCTCTGCATCGGAGATTGTTTTGAAGGAATACAACGACAAGATTGGGTTTTATGACGCAAGCGGCACACTGTTAGCGTACTGGAATAACAACAGCTTTGAACTGGTAGAGCTATCGAAGTTCCGCCTCGGTCCGATGTCTATCGTTGTGCAGCCGAATCAATCCATAAGTTTCGTGGGGGTGACGTGATGCCGAGTATCTACGGAAGCAAATCTAAGGGATGGCAGCTACGCCTTGACTATACAGTCAAGAGCCAGAGCATCGAAAATAACACCAGTGCGCTTGATTTAACCTTGTATGTGTATGACGGTACCGGGTACTCACAAAATGAGTCTGCGAACGAAGCGTATTACATTCTGCAAGGTACAAAAACTTGGAATCCGTACAATTATCCATCTACCGGTTGGTATAAACTGGGCGTAAAGTCTATCACTGTTACACATAGTGGCGACGGAACCGGGAAAGTCACGCTTTCCGGCGAATGGGACTGCGGCTTTGATTCGGCCTACACACCAAGGCATTTGACCGTCTCCGGTAGCGTTACACTACCAACAATTCCAAGAGCATCTTCCGTGTCTGCCACAAATGGCACAATGGGCGGTAATGTAGCAATTACCATCACACGGAAAAATTCCGCCTTTACACATAAGTTGTCCTATAACGCCGGAAGCGGGTATGTCTCTATTGCAACTGGTGTAGCCACATCTTACACGTGGGCAAGCCCTGACAGCATGATAGATGCTACCACGAATGCTTCTTCCCGCACGGTGACGATAAAATGCGAGACCTACAACGGAAGCAGCAAGATAGGTGAAAGCACGACAACCTGTGTCCTCACTGTGCCGGAATCCCTCGTTCCATCTTTAAGCGTGGTGCTTTCCGATGCCGCTGGGTATCAGCCGACATATGGATGGGTACAAAACAAGAGCCAGCTAAAAGCCGTTGCCACAACTGGCGGAGTAAGGGGAAGTACCATTGTAGGTACTGTCATGAAAATTGGCAATGAAAATGCCAATCTGAATACAGGGAATCTGCTTACAAAAAGCGGCTCTGTTGTGGTGACGGTAACTACGACAGATTCTCGTGGCAGAAACAAGACGGTTACAAACACTATTACTGTACAGCAGTATGCTGGACCGTCTATTGCAAATCTCACATACGCAAGAGGTTCCTATACAGGCGGCGTGTGGACAGAAAACAATACAGGCGCAGACATTAAGGTGATGTTTGATCTCACCATTTCTCTGAGTAATAACACCGCCAGCATCTCTTTGAAGGTCGATGATGAGAATAGGCAAACCCTTTCTGCGCAAAGCTCCGGCTCAAAGGTTGTTTACATCGCCGGTGTCGGAACAGATACGACCAGAAAACTGACGGTAGTCGCCACGGACGCTTTTTCAAGCAGTTTTACCAAAGAAATGGATGTGGCGACAGTTGAAGTCCCGTTAAATATCAACTTCAACTTGCCAGGAGCGTGTTTTGGCGGGGTAGCCGAAAAAGAGAAAACGGTGCAATTCAAGTGGCCTATCTACGCCGAAAATGCCGTGGAGCTGAACGGGGAATTGATTTTATCTGATTCCGCAGCGGGGAAACTTCGGCAAGCGATGGGCATCCAAGACTACATCATTGAGCAAGGCGTAAGTGGCAACTGGACGTACCGGAAGTACGCATCCGGGTATGCAGACTTGTGGTGGCGTGGTACAGTGACGCCCACCAGCTACACTACATTTGGCAGCGCCGCATACACAAATACGATTTCCCTGTCAATGCCCTTCGGGGTGACGGGGAACGTGGTAATCACCGGCAGTGCGTCTGATCTGCACACAATCTGCAATACGGATTGGAGCTATGCTTCAAAAACCTTGTCCTTCCGCATGGCCCGTGGCGCATCAATGACACCAACAAATGAAACCGTATCGCTGCGGGTGACTGGCAAGTGGAAAGCATAAAACATATAAGGAGATACCGCATGACAGAAACTATCATTGTTGCGCTCATCACCGGCGGCCTGTCGCTGCTGGGGGTAATCATCACCAGCAACAAGACCACCCGTGATGTGCAGGCCAAGCTGGACACGCAGCAGGCCGTCACCGACACCAAACTGGACGAACTGACACGGGAAGTCCGGGAGCATAACAACTTCGCCCGACGCGTCCCAGTGCTGGAGGAGCAGATCAAGGTCGCCAATCACAGGATAGCGGATTTGGAAAGACTGCCCAACCGCTGAGCATCGCAAATCTAAAGTATGAGGAGGGATATGTATGTATCGAGGTACAACCCCCACGCTGACATTCCGCTTGCCCATCGACACGGGGAGCATCACGGTGCTGTCCTTGGCCGTAGCGCAGGCCGGACAGGTTAAAATCGAAAAAGCATTGTCGGATGTACAGCTGGACGGGAATGTTGTCTCCTGCACGCTGACGGAAGCCGAGACCCTGTCGCTTACTGCCGGGAGAGGCATTGACGCAAAGATACAGCTCCGGGTGGGCGTAGGCGGTCAGCGCATGGCATCTCAGGTATTCGAAGTGCCCGTGGAGCGTATTCTCCGGGATGGTGCGCTATGATCGAGTTTGACGTAGCGTTCCGGCCCGGCGATGACTTCGCAGTCACCTTCGGCGGGGAAGTCCCTCTGGATGCTGAGATGGGACAGGTGATGGAGGTGCTTGCTACCGAGGAGCGGACGGTGGAGCTGTCTATGCCCTCCGGCAATCAAGTCATCCTGCCAACCAGCAGCAAAGGCATGCGTAAGGTGACGATCCAAAAGCCGGACACCCTACTGTCCGAGAACATCAAGAAGGATGTGGTGATCGGCGGCGTGACCGGCGCCCTTGAGGCACCACCGACAGGCCCTTATATAGAGTATACGTCCATCGCCAGTTCTGGTAGAGTGTTTACTGCTAAATTTCGAGGAACAATTGTTCCAGAGTATGCATTCGCTTATTTGGCGGAATTGACATCAGTAGATATGCCAGACAATGTAATTGCAATTGGTGATAATGGTTTTTATCGCTGCCCAAAGCTATCATTGACAAGTCTCCCTTCTGGGATTACCTCACTCGGAGATTATGCATTCGCTGATTGTTCAATGCTCACACTAACAAGTCTCCCTTCTGGGATTACCTCGCTCGGAGATTATGTATTTAGGGATTGCCCAAGGCTCGCATTGACAAGTCTCCCTTCTGGGATTACCTCAATCGGACAGTATGCATTTAGGAATTGTTCAAAGATGGTACTAACAAGTCTCCCTTCTGGGATTACTTCAATCGGAGATTTTGCGTTTCTAAATTGTTACCAACTATCATTGACGACCCTACCTTCTGGAATTACCTCAATCGGACAGTATGCATTCAACAATTGCCCAAGGCTCGCATTGACGGCCCTACCCTCTGGAATTACCTCATTACCAACAGCCGCATTTCAGTACTGTCCAAAATTAGCATTGACGACCTTCCCTTCTGGAATGACCTCAATTGGAGCTTATGCATTTAAGCAGGGTACAGGTCTCGCATCAATAACCCTTCCCCCCGCACTCACTGCAATTGGGAATCAAGCATTCGCAAACTGCTACAACCTCAAGGTCTGCGACTGCACGGAGTGTACGGCGGTTCCGACATTGGGGGCGTCTGTGTTCCAGAACGCCCATGCAGACTTCAAGATTCTTGTTCCCTCCGCCTTGGAGGAGGAGTGGAAGGCCGCCGCCAATTGGAGCAGCTATGCAAGTCAGATCATCGGCGTGTAAAGCGCCGAAAAAATGAAAGGAGCAATTATGGAAACTTTTGGCATCGCAAGCGTGGCGGTCATCACCGTCATCACCTACCTCGTGGGGATGGTGGGCAAGGCCAGCAGCATGAACGACAAGTGGATCCCCATCCTGTGCGGGGTCTGCGGCGGTCTGCTGGGGGCTGTCAGCTACTATCTGGCACCCATCCCGGACTTCCCGGCGGGTGACCCCATCACCGCCATTGCCGTGGGCATCGTCAGCGGTCTGGCGGCCACCGGCATCAATCAGGCTGTCAAGCAGCTGAGCAAGGGGGAGTGAGATATGGGTAAGCGCATCACTGCCGCATATCCCATTGCCAAGGCGGGCGGCATCCCCATCAACACCAGCATCCCGGCCAGCAAGGAGACCTATGACCGGCTGGGCGGGCGGGACGTGGCCTTTGTGGTGCTGCACTACACGGGCAACGTCAGCGACACCGCCGAGGCAAACTGCAAGTATTTCGCGGGCGGCGACCGGGAGGCCAGCGCACACTACTTCGTGGATGAGGACAGCATCTACCAGTCCGTACCGGCCTGTGACCGGGCGTGGGCGGTAGGCTCTCCCGCTCCGGTACATCCCCTCTGCCGCAACACCAACAGTATCTCCATCGAGATGTGCTGCTCCGGGGACTACCATGTTTCCGAGCGCACCAAGGCCAACGCTGCGGCACTGACGGCGGAGCTGTGCAAGCTGCTGGGCATCTCCGGCGTGGACACCTACGTCCTGAGACACTACGACGTGACCGGGAAGTCCTGCCCCCGGCAGATGGCAGGGAAGAACAATGCGGAGTGGGAGGCGTTCAAGGCCAGCGTCAAGGCGCTGCTGAACGAGCAGCCCAAGCCCGCACCCGCACCGACGACGAAGGAGGAGACGATCAACATGGAACTGCGTATGCTGCGCCGTGGCATGGAGGGCAATGACGTCCGGGCCGCCATGCTGCTGATGAAAGACAAGGGCTATTACCCGGACGAGATCTGGAGCGGCGACAAGCTGTTTGGCCCCAAGATGGAGGCGGGCCTGCGCCGGATGCAGGCAGATCACGGTCTGGGCGTTGACGGCATCATCGGCAATGCCAGCTGGAATTTTCTGCTGAAATAAAGGATAAAATAAATCCACTGGAGGGCGCAGAGGACACCGCTACGCCGGCCTCACGCCCGTGCATAAACATCCGCACCTCCACGGCACACCGTGGGAAATGATAGATCAGCACAAAAGAATCCGCAAAAAACTATCCACTATGGCACCATTCCGCGCCACAGAAACAATCCGTGCGGTAGGGCTACCGGAAGACGAGGAAACCTGTGTAATTGACGTGGACATTTTTGGCCGCACCTGCGTACAGACGGCGGCAAAACTACATATCAGCGTAGATGGATTTTACAAATTGCGCCGCCGCGCATACCAAAAACTGGCGGATGCATTCAATTTCTAAAAGTAGCCGCGCCCTTTTTGGGTGCGGCTACTTTTCGTTTTTGCACACAATTGGTGTACACTGTAACTACATTATTGCAGAATCAAGGCAGAATCCGGGCAGTTTATTTGCCCGGATTTCTTTTATTATAGAGGCAAGGAGGCGGGAATATGTACGAGCGCTTAATCAAATGCGGGTTTACCGCGCAAATGGCGCAGGATATTTGCATTCTGTACGCAGACGATCCCCAGGGGCTTTTAGCGTATGTGGAAATTGCTGAAAGCCTATATAGGGGTTGCAATCATGTATAAATATTTTAATCCAAATCCCTGCGGGAAAAACGTGTCCGATTGCACTGTCCGTGCGATCTGTAAGGCCACGGGAAAGGATTGGGGCGAGGTTTATCTCCGGCTGTGCATGCGTGGCTACTTGGACGGTGATTTACCCAATGCAAACGCCTGTTGGGGCGCGTATCTGCGGTCCTTAGGCTACCGGAGATACATCATACCGGACACTTGCCCGGACTGTTACACGGTCGGCAGGTTTGCCGATGAGCACCCGCGCGGGACATATATTCTCGCCCTCTCTGGTCATGTAGTGTGCGTTCAGGACGGGATTATCTATGACAGCTGGAACAGCGAGAACGAAATCCCGCTTTATTTCTGGGACAAAGAAACGGAGGAATGAACATGGCATATCCCTATTTCAACCCCTATTATCCACAGCCGATGCCGGACAACCTCATGCAGATGCGGCAGATGCAGCAGCCACAGATGCAGCCCATGCAGCAGCCTATGTCGCAGCCAGGGCAACAGAACCCCATCGCGCAAGGCGGCGTACAGTGGGTAAGCGGAGAGCAGGAGGCAAGAGGTTATCTCATCGCGCCCAACTCTGCCGTAGCGCTGTGGGATTCCACCGCCCCCACCGTTTACCTCAAGCAGGCAGACGCAAGCGGAAAACCGACGCTCAAGATTTATGACCTCGTAGAACGCACAGAAACGGCCCCTAACGCGCCGCAAAAGCCGGGCGTGGAATTTGTCACCCGCAAGGAGTTTGACGCGCTGGCGGCGCTTGTGGGCGAATTGAAGGGCAAGAAGAAGCGCAAGGAGGAAGATGACGATGAATAATCCCTTTTTCGGAGCGCTCGGCGGCGGCAACGGCTTTATGCAGATGTTGCAGCAGTTCCAACAGTTTAGGGCGAATTTTCAGGGTAACCCAAAAGCGGAGGTCGACAAGCTTTTGCAATCTGGGGCTATGAGCCAGCAAGAGTTAAACCAACTTCAATCTATGGCAAAACAGTTCGAGCATTTATTCCATTGATCTTATCGTGGCCACGATTTGATAAATAAAATTTATGAAAGGGGAGATAATATGTCTCTTTCCGACGGTGCTCCCATGATGACTATGCCGGTCGCGCCCGCGAACAGCTACGGCGGTGGCATGGGTATGTGGGGCGAAAACTGGATCTGGATTATCGTTCTTTTCCTCTTCGGCTGGGGCCGCAACGGCTGGGGCAACAACGCTGGCAATTCCGGCGGTGTCGTAGATGGCTACGTGCTGACCTCTGATTTTGCCAATGTCGAGCGCAAGATCGACAGCGTAAATCAGGGCCTTTGCGACGGATTTTACCAGCAGGCGCAGCTTGTCAACGGCACCAACATGGCGATGGCAAACGGCTTTGCACAGGCCGAGCTGTCCCGTAGCAACCAGCAAGCGGCGCTGATGCAGCAGCTCAACGCCATGCAGATGCAGGCCGCAAATTGCTGCTGCGAGAATCGCGCGGCTATCGCGCAGGTGCGCTATGATATGGCGGCGCAGGCGTGCGACACGCGCAACACCGTGCAGAACGCGACCCGCGACATCATCGACAACGCTAACAGCAACAGCCGCGCAATCCTCGACTTCCTGACGCAGAGCAAGCTCTCTGACCTCCAGGCCGAGAACCAGGGCTTGAAGCTGGCGGCAAGCCAGGCGGCGCAGAACAGTTATCTGGTGTCTCAGCTCCGGCCTTCTCCCATTCCGGCCTACACGGTGCAGAACCCCTATTGCTGCAACCAGTTTGCCTGTTGTGGCTGCTGACAACTGCATAGCGTAGCTTTTCCCTATGTTGGGAAATGGTCGGCCCCGTGCCGATACTAAACAAAAGCGGCGGGGCAATAGCCCTGCCGCTGTATTTTATGAAAGGACTGAAATTATGGCTGAATATGTAAATCCCGGAATCGTGACCGTCCCTGCTGGCCAGAATGTTCCGATGGTCTCCACGGCGGCTTGCGGCAAGCCCTGCATCGTCCACCGCGAGGGCAGTGGACTTGTCACCCTGCGCGGATTGACGCAGCAGTGTAAGGCGCGCTTTAAGGTGAGCTTTGGCGCGAACATCGCCGTCCCCACTGGCGGCACGGTAGGCGCGATCACCACGGCGCTTGCCGTCAACGGCGAAGCACTCAACGGAGCAACGGCGACCGTCACCCCGGCTGCGGTGGAAAACTATTTTAACGTCTACGTCAGCACCATTGTGGAAGTGCCGCGTGGTTGCTGCGTGACCGTTGCAGCAAAGAACACCAGCGCGGAGGCGGTCAGCTTTGCCAATAGCAACCTAACCATCGACCGTGTGAGCTGAGAAAGGAGAACACAATGGGTATGAAATCTATGTATGAACTGCGGGATATGCTCTGCAAGGAGCTGGACGAACTGGCCCGAAAAGGCGAATTGTGTGCGGGTGACCTAGAAATTGCCCACAAACTGACAGCAACCATCAAGAACATCGATAAGATCGAGATGATGGAAGGCGGCGGCTATTCCCGCGATGAAGACTATTCTCGCCGCTATTCCCGCGACGGAGACTGGCAGTCGGGCATGCGCGGCGCTTATGACCGTGATATGTCCAATGCGAGACGCGGCACGCATTATGTGCGCGGCCACTATTCCCGTGATGGTGGCATCGCCAACATGAAACGCCAGTTGCAGGAAATGCTGGACAACGCCGACGACGAAAGCATCCGCAGAGCCATCCAGCGCTGCATGGACACGATCGAGGACTAAAGGGGGTGCACCCCTATGGTCGACGAGAATGAGGTCAAGCGCTGGATAGCTCGCCTTGAAACAGAAGAATCGAGCTGGACAAACTATGAGAAACTGGCGGCGCTCTACATTATCCGTAACGAGCACGGCGGGGAGCAACTGCAGGCGAAAACGCCCCCAATGCTGTATTCTGCAGAGCCTGCGCCGGCCAAGAAAATAAAACCATCCGGCAGTGAATTTTTGAAAGCGGTCGGGAATGTAGCGCAGGATAGGGCGTGGGAAGTTATGGACGAGCTTATGGACACACTAAAAATCGTCAATGAGAAAGCTTATAACAGCGTCCTAAAAAAACTAACCTAAATCGCTACTACTAACACGTTACTAACAAAGTTAATCTTGGCGAAAATAAAAAAGTCCGGGAACCCTTGAGATTCCTGGACTTTTTTGGTGGAGACTGCTGGACTCGAACCAGTGACCTCCTGCGTGTGAATTATAATCGTTTTGAATATATAGGCACAGAAGCTAATAAGAATAACAATATTTGTTGCGATTTTGCAACTTTTCGCAGAGCAATTTTGCAAGGGCTTGCCTTGGCTCCCGTCGGTAACTAACAAACTACTAACAAATTTTCGCCTTTTTAACGGCCTGCACCAATTCCTCCGCTGACGTATGGACGTATATATTTGCGGTAGTGGAGTAGTTGGCGTGGCCGAGGATCCTCTGTAGCGTTTCCGGAGCAATCCCCGCTTTTCTCGCCCAGCTCGCATAGGTGTGCCGGGTGGAGTGCGGCGTTTTGCGCTGGATTTTTAATTTTTCCAAAAGCGGGTAATAATCCCGTCGGCGGAAGTTTGCTGGGATTTTTTCCCCAGCATAGCCGGATATGAGCAGTGGGCCAGTAGCCTTATTTGCAAAATAGGCAAAGTATGGGATCCCTTCGGGGCGGATTGGGATGATCCTGTTTCGCCCAGCCTCCGTCTTTTCACCGCCGACCACATAATCTTTGTGATAATCTTTAGCCGGTAGGGAAAACAATTCCCCTATGCGCATTCCTGTGTAAATCAGCATGAGGATAATTTTTGCGGTGTCGCTGCCGTCCGCTTCCAGCTTGCTTATTTCAGCATCGGTAAATGTTTCTTTTTCTTTTTTTGTGTTTTCGGGGAGCTGGACGAATTTTGCAAAATTTGTTGTGATGATCTCCTCGCGCATGGCCCATGTGGACATCTGCGTTATGAGTTGCTTATACTTGGACACAGTGCTATGGGATTTATGCATATGGGCATCCAGTACGCCCTGGAAATCCGCCGTTTTTAAGTCCCGGAACTTCCGGTCGTGCAGCGGCGCAAAAATTTTAAATGCGCCGTCATAGCCTTCTATACCGTTTGGCCCTATTTTTTTGTAATGCTCCTCTTTCCAAGCGTCAAACACCTGGGCAAAGGTCATGTTGTACCGCTCCGTTAAATCCTTGCCTGCAAGACGTTCCAGCGCCGCTATAGCATCTTTTTTGGTGGGGTAATATCCTATAATGATTTTTTGCTTTGCAGCCACCCAGGGCCTGCGTCGGCGCCCGGCGAGCTTATACACTGTCCCGGTTCCGTTGGCCCTCCTCATTGCTTTTCCCATTTTTATCCTCCTACCCTATATTTTTATCAGTTTGATGGTGCCTGTAATATCGCAGCGCATTAATCAGCGAAGCAATGATTACACCGACGCCCACCGCAAGCAGAGCAAATAGCATCCAGCCGATTGATGTAATCTGCCCGTTGCGGATAAGTCCTGTGTGCGGGACGCTTGAATCAAACGCCAAATATCCAAATATTATGGATACGGCAATTGACAGCGAAAACGCCAGGATATACACCCAAATTTGCAATACGCGCTCCTTTTTTTCGTGCTTTGCCACTGATCCGGTCAGCTGCTCCATGCCGCCCTCCAAGTGCGCAATGCGTAGGGCTGCGCTATGCTTTGCATCTGCATCGGCCATTGCTCTGTGTGCCTCTGCCAGCTGCTCCTCCGTGGTTGGTCTCTTTACGATACCAAAATACTCATCTATAGACACACCGAGTGCGGCGCATATAAGCCCCATCTTGTATAGGCTTGGATCCTTTGAAGACGCAGAAAAGTAATTGCTGATCGTGGACGATGACAGATCTGTTAAATCGGCTAAGTCTTGCGTGGTAAGATGCTGGTACTCCTTTGCCTCTCTGCAAATATCCTGCAAAGTTTTTTCCATTTCTTCCCCTCCTGCCTTATTTTGGGCAAACCTCTCCGTTTGTTTTTACCGGCTAATCGCATATTATCCGGTTTTTGGATTGACTTGCCAAACAACAAACTGATACTGTGGGTATGCGGCCAAGAGCCAGTGACGGCGATAGGCGGCAAAAAATCCCCACCGTCCGGTGCGGGGGCGGTGGGGACTATATGAAATAATTTTCTATGGCGTTCACTTAATCCCCAATAGCTTGCCGACTTTTCTTTGCCGCCCCGCCTTTGTTGTAGGAATTCCCGTTGCTTTTGCAATCTTGCGTTTTGCGCTGGTAATTCCAAGCGCACGTTTCCAGCTAAATGAAAGCCCTGGTATTTTAAAGGAAGATTTTTTAGCCATTTCTAATTATGCTCCTTCTTAAAAAATTTTTTGTATTGTTGCCCTAAACTGTGCAACAAATGCCATATTTTGACTATAGGTAGATAAACCGAAAGGAGAAATAATGTGGATTGGAAGCAGAAAAATATAAAGATGGAAATTTTAAGCTGTGAAACGAAAAATAAATGTGATATAATAAAGAATGCAGAGCATATTGCGTTACTTTCTGAGGCGATTTCTTTGGCGAGTAAAATGACCCGCGATCAGTTTGATAAAATTATGGAGGCGATAAAATGAAAATTTGGGCTATCAGTAAAGAAAACGGCTACGAGCGCGAAATCGGCCTTGAGCTGGACGGCGTTGACCGCGAAACAGCCATCAATGAGCTTTACAAAATTGCCAGGAATCTTTTTGCCGGTGAACTTGATATGTTTTGGAAAGAGGGAGAGCAGGGCAAGGCTACCTTTTAAAGCTACGCTTTACGCTTGCACTCAATTACGGCTTGCAGCTGGTCGGATACTGCTGTGCGATTTGGGCATTCCTTCACGATTAAACGGCTGAGTTCGTCAACCTTTTCCGCTGTTTCTCCCGTGGCTTTTGCGCGATAAATGCCGACGGCGTTGGTAGCGGACTGAAAGTTTGCGGGAGCCGGATACTTTGCATATAAGGAAACGGCGGCAACCATCGCATCAAAATCGGAATCGCAAGCGGCCTCTTTCTCGTGCGCCCATATTGCCCGAAGCTTTTCGATTTCTGCTTTTGCTGTCCGCTTAGAAATGTAGACAGACACTCCGGCGGATGCCAAAACAGAAAAGGCGGAAACGCCGATTTCACCCCACGAAATACTCATAATTAATTCTCCAAAGCCCCGCGGGCGGCTTTGATAAAAATCCGCAGGGTTTCCTTATCCATTTTTTTCAAAAGCTCGACAGCTTCTTTCAAATCTTCATCTTTCATCCCGCCCTCGATCTCCTGATCGGGGGCTTTTTTTGCGCCCTGCGAAGCTGCGGGGGCGGCTACATCGTCCGGCATAATGTCCTCTACGGAAACGCCGAGATATTCGGCAATAGCGGGAAGGCGAACATTTGACGGCTTAGTTTTCCGTGTATTCCATTGGCTATAAATGCTATTTGATAGCCCTAATGCACGGCTTAAATCGGCTCCATTTTTGCCCTTTTTGCTCAAGTAAAAGTTTATTTTGTCTATAGCGTCCATTTGCACCTCGTGTATATTGTGCAGTTCGCCAAAACTAATAAAAACTAATAGAAAGTTGTTGACTTATAACTTCTAATTAGTTATAATAAGAATCGGCGGGAGGCAATACAAAACCAAGCCCCCCTGCACTTAGCGGACTGCGGAAAATATTAATGGTTGTTGGCACTCCCATAATACCACAGTTTGCTAAGTTGTCAAGTAAAACTTAGTTTTTGTTGATTGCGGAGAGGGAAAGCCGCCCTGATGCCGTAACATCGTGGCGGCGGCCGAGCACTTAGACCGGCGGTTGGACGATGCGGAGCCGGCTAAAGCTTTTGCACTTTTCCTCGCCGTATTCAACGGAAACTAAGCAAGAATCAAACTGGAGGTGACAGAATGAGTTTTCGCAGCGCTCGGGTGGCCGCTGGGCTAAGTGTCCGGCAGGTCATCGAGAAACTAAAGGTGACGGATGCGGCGGTTTACATGTGGGAGACCGGCACGCAGGCACCGAGAGCCAGCCGCTTGCCGGAGATCGCCGAGCTGTACGGCTGCACGGTGGACGAGCTGTTGAAGAAGGAGGATGACAAATGATCGAAACCATGACGCTGCACCAGGCATCGAAGTATCTTAGAGATAAAGGCTTGAGCCTTTGTTCTGACACTCTGGCCGACGGCCTGGAGCAGGGCGTGTACCCCTTCGGCGTGTGCATCCGCACCGACCGCAGCCGGGTATTTCAGATTTTCAAAAAGAAGCTGGATGCGTGGATCGCAGAGAGGGAGGAGTAAACATGACCAACCAAGAATACAGGGCGCTGGTGGATGCTTTTCTGGCACGGCACGATGCGCTGTGCGAAGAGAAGAGCCCGCTGGAGTGCGATTGTCCGGCCTGCCCCTGCAAGGGTATGTGCGATGCGCTTTTCGCTGCGGAGGTGAATTGATGGACGGGTACACATTGACGCTGGTCATCATCGGAGCCGCAACGGTGAGTTATTGGCTCATGCGGCTGGTGGACAAGCTGGACGGGAAGTAACACAAACGGAGGGAAAGACGATGAAAGCATACAAGGGATTTGATAAAGACCTGAAATGCAGAGAATTTCAGTACGAAGTAGGTAAGGAGTATGAGGAGGAAAACTCCGCTCTGTGCAAAAAGGGATTCCACGCCTGTGAAAACCCGCTGGACACATTCCGGTATTACGCACCGACAGATAGCCGGTACTGCGAGGTGGATGTGGACGACAATGGAGAGCGCAACAGCTATGACAGCAAGGTTTGCGGCAAACATATCAGGATTGGCGCAGAAATCGGCTTGAAAGGCGTTATCAACGCCTTTGTGCGGTTTGTGCTTGACAAGTGCGAGAGCGCAACCGAGGAAAACGCATCGGGCTGGAGCGGCAACGCCGCCGCACCGGGCGATAGCGGCAACGCCGCCGCATCGGGCGATAGCGGCAACGCCGCCGCATCGGGCGATAGCGGCAACGCCGCCGCATCGGGCGCGAGGGGCAACGCCGCCGCATCGGGCGCGAGGGGCAACGCCGCCACATCGGGCGATAGCGGCAACGCCGCCGCATCGGGCGTGAGGGGCAACGCCGCCGCATCGGGCTGGAGGGGCAACGCCGCCGCATCGGGCGATAGCGGCAACGCCGCCGCATCGGGCGCGAGGGGCAACGCCGCCGCATCGGGCGTGAGGGGAACAGCTTCCGTAACCGGCCCGTATGGAAAAGCGTCTGCATTAGGCGAACAGTGCCTTGCCGTGGCATGGGGCCAAGATAGCCTTGCAAGAGGCGCTGTGGGCAACTGGATTGTTGTTTCCGAGCGTGACGATGATGGCAACATCATTGATGCCAAAATTGCAAAGGTGGACGGTGATACCATCAAGGCGGACACGTGGTACAAACTGGCGAATGGCGCGATCGTGGAGGAAAAGTAATGTATTTGTGTGATTATTGTGGGGCAGCGTTCCATTCGCTGGATTACATCGAGGAAAAGTCCGATGAGTGCGGAAACAGCATAATTTATGTCTGCCCAGAGTGCGGAGAGGAGATTATCCCCGGAGAAGCGGATGAATGTCCTGTTTGCCACGGCTGGAAGCCGATGAAGTCCGCTATGTGCCACAAGTGTGAGCTGGAAACGATCGGAAATTTCAAGCTGGCTATACGGAAGTTCTCCGATGTGCAGCTTGATTATATTTCCGAGCTGACGGAGGGTGAGTATCTCTCGGAGTTTTTGCATAAGGGGGGCTTGGGATGATAAACGGTGTCCTCCGGTACATAAAAGCTACAGTGGAAATCCCATTCCCGGAGGGGAAAATGTGCTGTAACCTCTGCCCACTGCTGGAGACTTATTCGCGAAATCAATGTCGGAGAACAGGCGAGTATCTGTTAGACACGAGAATCGTCGGGGCATATTGCCCGCTACAAGTTGTTGATGAGGAGAAAACCGAATGATGAATATCTATGAGAAAATCGCAGCGATTATGCAGGATGTCCAGTATCTTGCAAAGGACGATCATGTAGAGTTTGGCAGCACCAAGTATAAGGCATTGAGCGAGGAGAAGGTAACCTCTATCATGCGGGCGGAACTGCTGAAACACAAACTGGTTGTATACCCCATCGCACAGACAGCCGGGAGAACTGGGAACATTACCCACGTGGATGTCATCTACCGCATGGTCAACGTGGAAAACCCGGAGGAATACATCGAGATTGCATCCTGCGGAGATGGCGCAGACACACAAGACAAGGGCAGCGGCAAGGCCATGACCTATGCGTTTAAGTATATGTGGCTGCGGGCATTTGCATTGCCCACCGGCGAGGACCCGGACAAAATTTCTTCCGCCGAGCTGGACGAGAAGGAGCGGAACGCCGCTCCGGTGTGTGAGCGATGTGGAGCTGACATTGTGTCCGTCAAGAAGCGCAACGGCGAAATGTGGACGGTAAAGGACATGGTTAAGTACTCTAAGGGCCGCTACGGAGCGCGGATGTGCGCCGACTGCATGAAGGCCGCGAAGAAGGAGCAGGACAATGTTGCAGGCTGATGTGACCGCCGCACGGTGGCAGCAGGACAGCGATGGGGCGTGGCTGTGCCTCCGTGTGCAGTCCCCCGCCTCTGCAATGACCATCTGTGACGAGATGAAGCCGGACAAGCAGTATGTGGCGCAGATCAAGCGCAAGGGAAGGAGCCTTGACGCAAACGCTTATGCGTGGGTGCTGCTGGATAAACTGGCGGCACACTACGGGATTCCGAGGAATGATGTGTACCGGGAAGAAATCAGGATCATCGGTGGTGTGAGCGATGTTGTGTGCATGGTATCAAAGGCGGCGGACGAGTTCTGCCGCAGATGGGAGGCAAAAGGAACCGGCTGGATGGCGGAACAAGGGCCAAGCAAAATTCCTGGATGCGTGAACGTGGCGGTTTGGTACGGCTCAAGCACCTACGACACAGAGCAGATGTCACGGCTGATTGACCAGATCGTTGCCGATTGCCGAGAAGCTGGAATTGAGACTATGACACCGCAGGAGTTGGATGCGCTAAAATCACGCTGGGGCGAAGCCCAGCCGTTGGGAGGTGATAAAGGTGACTGATGAAAGACGGTGCTTCCTGTGCGGCAGAAATGGAGCGGGTGACCCGCTGGAGCGGCACCATTAGGCACATCTTCGGCGGCGCGTACCGCAACAAAAGCGAGAAATACGGCCTTGTAGTGTATCTCTGCGGCGAACGGTGCCATAGAAACGGAGGGCTGGCAGTACACCGCAACGGGAATCAAATGCGCCTCCTGCGCCGATACGGCCAGTTAAAGGCCATGCAGGAACAGGGATGGGCGGAGGATGACTTCCGCCGTGAATTTGGAAAAAGCTATTTGTAAGGAGGAAAACGATGGTAAACAGAATGATTTTGCAGGGGCGGCTTTGCTCTGACCCTGAATTGCGCCGCACCAACAGTGGAACAGCAGTGTGCAGCTTCCGTGTGGCGTGGAGCGAGAAGATTAAGGACAGAGAAACGAAGCTGTTTCTCCCCTGCGTGGCATGGCAGGGTACGGCGGAGATGATTTGCAACCACTTTGCTAAGGGCAAGGAGATCATCGTAGAGGGCAAGCTCTCCAGCCGGGAATACGAGGACAAGACTGGCAACAAGCGCACTGTGGTGGAGCTGACGGCGGACCGGGTACATTTCTGCGGCAGCAAGGACAGCGCACCGCAGCAGCCCACGCAGACCTTCACGGAGATTTCCGAGGACGACGGCGATTTGCCGTTTTAAGGCGGTGCGCCGATGCCGAACAGAATCATACGCGAGAGCATCTGCACCAGCGACAGCATAGATGGGCTTTCGTGGTTCGAGGAGGTCTTGTTCTATCGGCTGATTGTTTCTTGCGATGATTTCGGACGCTATGACGGACGGGCCGCGATTATCAAAAACAGGCTATTCCCTTTGAAAGAAAATCTTACTCTGAAAACTGTAGAAAACGCCCTTCATGGACTGGCGAGTGCTGGATTGGTTGCCCTCTATACTTCACAGGGCAAGCGCTTCCTCTACCTACCAACATGGGGTAAGTATCAGACACAGAGAGCAAAGGAAAGCAAATATCCTGAGCCTGTAGAGACTACGCAAGCAGATGAAATCATTTGCAAACAAATGAATGCAGATGTCCCCGTATTCGAGAATCGAGAAGCGAGAATCGATATACGAGAATCGAGAAGCGAGAATAATGCGCGCGAGGCGCGCTTCTCTCCGCCCTCGTTGGACGAGGTTCGGGCTTATATCGCCGAACGGGGGTCTACAGTTGACGCACAGCAATTCATCGATTTCTACGCCTGCAAGGGCTGGATGGTTGGGAAAAATCGCATGAAGGACTGGAAGGCCGCCGTCAGAACATGGGAGCAGCGCAGAAAGGAGGAAAACGGTGAACAGCCAACAAAGCAAGAATACCATGTCGGAACATGGCTGTGACATCTGCGGAGGGCTGGGCTACACCGTCCGGCGCACGGAAAGCGGCGAACTGGTGAGCAGAACCTGCAAATGCGAGATCATCCGCCGAAGCAGGATGCGCATGGAGCGTTCCGGACTTCTGGGACTGCTGGATAGCTGCACCTTTGAGTCGTTCCAAACGCGGGAGTATTGGCAACAGGCCGCAAAGCAGGCGGCGGAGAAGTATTTGACCGACTGGAAGGGCAAGTGGTTTTTCATCGGCGGCTCTCCCGGCACTGGGAAAACCCACCTGTGTACGGCGATTTGCGCCAAGCTGATGGACGGAGGAATCCCAGTGCGGTATGTGCAATGGCGGGGAGATATTCCGGCAATCAAGGCAAAGGTAAACGATGCGGAAGCATACGCCGAAGCCATGCACCCGCTGAAAACAGTCCGTGCGCTGTATATCGACGATTTTCTAAAGGGAAGCGTTACGGATGCCGACAAAAACATCGCCTTTGACCTGCTGAATGCCCGATACATTGACCCGGATGCAATCACGATCATCTCCACGGAGTTGACCATTGACCGCATTTTGAGTTGGGATGAAGCAATCGGCAGCAGAATCAACCAGCGGGCAAGGGATTATATGCTGAACATCGGGAAAAAACAGAATTGGAGGTTGAAATGACCACATTACGCATGATTCCCGGCATTACATACACCCGGCAAAACCTTGAAGCATTGACCGGGATGCCGGACAGAGCAAACCGCCGGATGATACGGGAGCAGCGGCGGCAGGGTGTGCCTATCGTTGCGCTGAAAGACGGCGGGTACAAGCTGGCGGAAACGGAGGAAGAAAAGCAAGCCTTACTTGCTATGTACCGCAAGCGTGCCCTGGACGAGCTGGACACCTGCAGCAGGCTTGCAAAGGCCATGCAGGTGGACGGGCAGATAGAGATGGGTGGCGGAAATGAAGATCGGACTTGTTGATGTTGACAGCCATAATTTCCCGAACCTTGCTTTAATGCGCCTGTCTGCGTGGCACAAGCAAAAGGGCGACAGCGTGGAATGGTGGGATGGATTCACTCACTATGACAGGGTTTACATGAGCAAAGTGTTCACATTTTCACCGGACATGGAAACGGCAATAAACGCTGACGAGGTTATTACCGGCGGGACAGGCTATAAAAATTATGGCAGTTTGCCGGAAGATGTGGATAAAATGTTTCCGGATTACTCTCTGTACCCAAACTGGAAGCCCGCAATCGGCTTTTTGACGCGGGGATGCATAAGAAATTGCCCGTGGTGTATTGTACCGAAAAAAGAAGGGCATATCCGCCCTGCTGCTACATGGGAAGAAGTGAAACGCCCGGATAGCCGTGACATCGTGTTTATGGACAACAATGTGCTGGCGCATAGCCACGGATTAGAGCAGATCGACCGCATGGGGCGTGAAAATGTGCGGGTAGATTTTAACCAAGGTTTGGACGCAAGGCTCATTACGAAGGAAACGGCGAAACTGCTTGCAAAAATGAAATGGATACGATTTGTGCGTATGAGCTGCGACACATTCGCTATGCTGCCAGTGATAGAGCAAGCGGTTGCGTATCTCAAAGAGGCCGGCGTGGCCCCGTGGCGGCTATGGTGCTATGTGCTGGTGCAAGATGTGGAAGAATCACACCGTCGTATTTTAGCACTGCGGGAAATGGGGGTTGAGCCATTTGCACAGCCGTATAGGGACTATGACGGTGGAGAGCCTACAGACGAGCAAAAGCGGCTTGCACGGTGGGTAAATATGAGGGCGGCGTTTAAATCGTGCGATTTCGAGAATTTTGCCCGATGAGGAGGTATTGACATGAGTGCAAAAATTACCATACCCCTGCCGCCGGTTACAAAGAAAAACAGCCAGCGCATTATGCACAGCAGCAAGACAGGGAAATCGTTTATTATGCCGTCGCAGAAGTACATCGATTACGAGGCAAAAGCTGTGTGGTACTGCAAAAAGGCTGGTGTGCATGAGCCGATCGATTATCCAGTGGAGGTTAAATGCCTATTTTATATGCCAACCAAGCGGCGAGTGGATTTAACCAATCTGCTGGAAGCTATGGACGATGTGCTGGTCAAGGCGCGGGTGCTGCTGGACGACCACTGCGGCATTATTGTCAGCCATGACGGGAGCCGGGTACTGTACGACAAGGGAAATCCACGCACGGAGGTGAGCATAACCGCCTATGAATGATTTTGACTATGACATCGTGCAGAAAAAGCGTGTTGCAAGAGGGGCGTTTGCCCATGTAAACCGTAAGCGCGGGAAATGCAGATTGCCAAGTGATTACCTCACTGCGGAACAAAAGAGGGAGATGAACGGGGAAATGAAAACATACAACATCACGCGGCCTATGCCTTGGGAAGATTTCAAGGCGATGCCGGATGATCTGAAGCGAGAATACCTGCGAAATATGCAGTCCTGCGGCGGTGCAGCTACATACCTTGCGGAAGAAATGGGCTGTTGCAGTGCCACCATCATAGAGTGTGGGGAAAAACTGGGGGTGCCGTTTGTGCGAGGTGGTCGGAACTTTGACTTGTGGCAAAAGAAACTATCGGAGTGGCACACAGCCGAGGTTCCGGCAGCAGAAACGCTGGAGAAGCAGTCCGATGGACCAACGCCGGTGCGAAGTGTGGAACCGTTGCACGTGCGAAGTGCAGAACTGCTTCACGCACGGCTGACCATCCGGGGAGACCGGGAAAGCGTTTTGCAAAATCTACGCATGCTTATGCCGGATGAATGTGAAGTCACGGTTGAGTGGTGAGAGGAGGAAAAAACTTGTGAAGGAGCATATTACCACTGGAGGGAAGACGCTTTGCTGGACTTGTAGAAAAGCGTATGGAGGATGCTCATGGACAGAAGTAGACTACACAAAAAAGGGCTGGCCTATACGATTTGAGCCGGTAAAGGGGTGGAATGCAATCCCGACAAAAAATGAAAAATACACATCATTTTTGGTGGTAAGTTGCCCAGAGTACGATCCTGATGATAGAAAGGAGGATACACATGACGGCAGATTTTGCGGGTATGGGGAAGCGCCTGCGGGAGGCGAGGGAGAAGGAACTTATGTCGCAGAATGATTTGGCTTTGGAATCTGGTGTAGCACCATCGACAATCAGCTATATTGAGTGTGGACACAGCACCGCATCGGTGTGGGTGCTGGCACATATCTGTGATGCGCTTGGGGTATCTATGCAATGGATGGTATACGGGAGAGGAAGAAAATGAGCAGAAAGAGCATATTTACAGTTGTCGGAGGTGCGGTCCTTGGGATGCTGATTGCCGCCGGGATATTGTGGGTGGAGCCACTTGCCGCAGAAGCGGAATATGTGGAGGAGCAAGAACCTGTTTCCCCGCTGGTGGCGGAAGTAATCCGCCAAGAAACGACACAGAAAGCCGCCTACACGCACGAAAGTACCATGACCGTGACAGCATACTGCCCCTGCGAAAAATGCTGTGGAGCGTATTCAAACGGCTATACAGCCACAGGAGCGAAAGCAACACAGGGCGTGACCATCGCCACGGACCCGGATGTTATCCCGATGGGGACGGAGGTTGAGATTGACGGGCATATCTACATAGCACAGGATGTGGGCGGCGCAATTAGCGGCAACCGCATTGACCTTTACTTTGATAGCCACGAGGACGCACTCCAATGGGGTGTGCAGGAAAAGACGGCGAGGTGGAACGAATGAATCAAATCGCGCTGAACGTAGACTGCATGGAGTATATGCAGGCGCTACCGGATAAAGCATTTGATCTTGCCATTGTTGACCCACCGTATGTAATTAGCATTCATGATAGTGGCCGATTGAAAAAATACAATGCCACTGAAACAAGATGGGACGATGCGACTCCGGGTGATGTCTATTTTAGCGAATTAAAAAGATGCAGCAAAAACCAAATAATATGGGGGGGAAATTATTACGATCTTCCGCCTTGTAGGGGATTTGTTATTTGGGACAAAAAGCAGCCGGAAGATATTTCTTTTGCATCTTGCGAATTTGCCTGGACCTCTTTCGATACATCTGCGAGAACTTTTTATTACTCGCCGTTGCAAGAAAAGGGGCAAAGAATACATCCAACGCAAAAGCCCGTGGCATTGTACGAGTGGCTGCTGATGAAGTACGCCAAAGAAGGCTGGCGCATACTGGATACACACTTGGGCAGTGGAAGCAGTAGGATAGCGGCTTACAACCTCGGCTTTGAGTTTGTGGGCTGCGAGATCGAACCGACATATTTCCAACTGCAAGAACAGCGGTTTGCGGATCATACGGCGCAGGAAAGGATGTGGTAGGAGTGAAAAGCCACTGCGTAAAAGATTGCCCGGACAGGTTCCCCTGCGGGGCCTGCCGGAAGAGTTGCGAGGCGTTCCTGGCGTATGAGGCCCAGCGGCTGGCGGAAAAGCCCTGGGTGGATCGGTCCAACACCGCCGCCCGGGAGCGCTATGTGCGGCAGAGCGCGAGGTTTGCAAAGGCCGGGAAACGACATATGAGATAGGAGGTTGACAATATGGATGCTGTGAAGTTTATTGAAGAGCACAGAAGAATGTATAAGGTTACTGGGAAACATTTGCCTACTTTGGCTGAGGGAATACCGGCCGAGGACGTTGTAAAAGAAGTAGAGGAATGGTCTGCTGCACATCCGCGTAAGACGCGGCAGAGCGTGTTTCTGGAGCAATACCCGGAGGCGCTGGTTCTCGACGGGGGAACTTTGAGTGTGTGTCCCGTGCTTTTTTCTTCCGAATACAGGAATGCGTACGGGGGATGCGCAAGTCCTTATGGGTCCTGTGCCGAATGCCGCCGTGAGTTCTGGATGCAGGAGGTGGAGTGACATGGAAAATCTGTTGCAAAACATCGCCAGCGGACTGTGGATTGTGTTGGGCGTGTACTGTTTCTTCGGGCTAAGGAAGTGGAACAAGCGGTTCAGCGAGTTGTATGACGAACTGAAATGGGAGGTGGAGTGATGGAACGACTGACGAAGCGAGACACCGATGGACAGGCAATGATGGACTGCGAGAAGTGCAAAGCGGATTGGACGGGTAAGCATGGTAAGCCGATGGCTGACTGCACCGCGCTGTACTGCCGCAATCGACTCAAGAATCGCCTCGCCGCCTACGAGGACACGGGGCTGACGCCGGATGAAGTGTCTGCGCTGGTTAAAGACTGGAGCGACCTTTGCACGGCGACCGGAGAATGTGGCGGCATCGACCGCCTGCGGGAGCTAGCAGAGGCCGACAAGGACGGGCGGCTGGTGGTGCTGCAAGCGAGGCAGTGGAGGAAGCGTTAAGGAGGCGATATGATGAGGTTGACTATCATCTTCAAGGACGAGTTTGAGGAGCACATGAAAAAGCAATTCGGGGCTTTCGCGAATCCGCAGGTATATGGCGTGAAATCCGTACACATGGAAGATGGGTATCTGTGTTCCACGGTTTGGGACACGAAACGGTGGAGATTGGATGATATTTCCAGATTTTACTGCGAGGAGGGCTGACAATGGCTGAATATATTGAGCGCACGGAAGAACTCCTGCTTGCCATGAACGCCGGTGCGAGGGCAATCGAGAACACAAAGCGCTATCACGGTACTGTTTACACCAAGGATGTGTTCTCGGAGAGCCCACAGGAAATCCCATACTTGCAGGCCGCCAAAGTGTTGCGGGAAGTAAGCGATGCTCCCGCTGCTGATGTGGCCCCGGTAGTGCATGGACGGTGGATATTCACAAAGAGACATTTGTGGTACAAGGACGAAAACGGAAACATTGACGAATGGAGAGTTGACAACGGTTTTCACAACGGGCCGGAATGTCAAATTTGCCATACGGCATTTTGCGAACATTGTACACCTGACTGGTTAACCACGGAGTGCAAAATTGGGCACTACTATTGCTCTGAGTGTGCGGAAACATCCAGAGATGCGCATGAGAACTATTGCCCCAACTGCGGGGCGAAAATGGACGGAGGTGACGGCGATGCGGCTGATTGATGCGGATGCACTGGGCGTGGGGCGATGCAGCAGGAATCTATTGCCAGCGGACTACTGCGCCGGGTGGAACGGGCTGATAAGGTTATTAGAAAAAGCCCCAACAGTGGACGCTGTGCCGGTGGTGCATGGGGAGTGGGTGGAATACCTTGACGAAATGGAATGCTCTGTGTGCAAGAGACAGTGGAACTACTGCGACAACGATACAAACACTTTCAATTTCTGCCCCCACTGCGGAGCGAAAATGGAGCAGGAGGCGAGATAAATGAATCTTGAAGAAGCGATCTCCCATCTCAAGGAACTCATAGATAATCATGATTTCGGGTGCCTGGGATGCAAACGAGACCATGAGGATCTACTCGGCTTTTTGGAGGAACTAAAGCAGCGGAGGGGCGAAGATGGACGGAAGTGACAGCGATGCGGCTGATTGACGCTGACAAACTGCAACAGTTTCCCATTCGTGCGAACCGCTGTGACAAAGAACACGCCGAAACGCATTTCATCAATGGCATCGAGTCTGTGATGGAGTATGCGGAGCTGCTGCCCACCGTAGATGCCGTGCCGGTGGTGCGGTGTAAGGACTGCATCTACACACGCAAGTTATACGGGAGATTGGTGTGCAAATACGGGACATGTTCAGGTTGCATCCTCCGCGAGGACTTCTTTTGCGCAAACGGCGAACGGAGGGCAAGCGATGGCGAATAAGGATGCAATGCTGGAAGTCTTGGAGGAGATCGAGAACGGTATGTGCCGCATTAAGGAGCGGCGTAGCATTTGGCAGAATAGCCTTGTATATGCTTTATGCCAAGCTGTGCGGCTGCTTCTGATGGACAAAATCAAGGAGGGACGGAAATGAGAATTGACGGCAAAACCCTGCCCAACAACCCCATGAAAGCGTACCAGCAGGGCAAGCTGATGGGGGCAAAGCAAAACATGGATTTGGTGTCCGAAGTGCTGCTTACAAAATTTGGATTCCACGTGTTGGAGGAAACGCCGGACAGCCACGACACTATGAGTGTTGAGTATCTGCAAAAATGCCTTGTGGAGCTGGTGGACGCAAAAAACAGTGGCTATGTGACCAAGAAGGATATTGCGGACGCTCTGCGGAGCGACTACAAACTAATTAACAACGCAGAGTAAGGAGGCTGGCATGAGCCGAAAACAGAAGCTGCCGTATGATGTGCGGCTTGAGTGCATTGCCTATGTCAGAGGTTATCCACGGCGGGTACAGGCGTACAACGATGCACGGAGCGAGATACTGAGCGGCGGGAACAGTGCAACAGAGGGTATGCCCCGCTCCCCCGGCATTGGTAGACCGGCAGAAAGCAAGGCGGAGCAGCTTGCCGCCATAGAAAACTGGCCGGAAACCAAGAAAATGCGGGCTGTTGAATACGCCATAGACCGTTGCGGGCGGGATTTGGAGAGTGAGAGCATCCGTAAACAGCTTACACAGGGGATCATGCGCAACTGTCAGGGCAAGCATAAGTATTCTCGCAACAAGATTATCGTGCCGGGGATAAGTGAGCGGACATTCAGCCGCCGGAAAGAGCAATTTCTCTATGACATAGCCATATATTGTGGTTTTGCAGAGAAAGTTGGCACAAATTCCACCTAATGATGTGCTACAATAGGTACAGTGGATGATAAGGAATAGTCATCCACCCGTCTTTCCACTCAACCCGTTTCCTCCATCTTATGCGCCGCCGGTATTGGGCGCACCTTCGGGCACCGAAAGGTCATACCGGCACAAACAGCCTGTAGGGAAACCTATGGGCTGTTGTTATATGCCGTGCGCTCGTTGCACCCCAAGATCAGGGGCGGGAGGTCGCACCTCCCACACGGCACAAATATATGCGGGCGGAAGCTGGGAGGAATCAGCTCCGATAGTAAAATTTCGGGTTCGCAGGTTCGAATCCTGTCGCCTGCACAAGATGCCTGGTAGCACCAGGACAATGTGAGACCGTTCGTCGTGGCTTACATGAAAATGAAAATGCTCGCTGAAAACTGCGCGTGAGGATGCGTCCTCCTTGCCATGACCGAACAGCGGCGCTTGAGATGCTTGCGGGGCCTCAAGCGGGCATGAGCGTGTGACAATCTAAGCGGGAAGACGGCCAATATGCGGCATAGGTGCCCCGTAAGGGGAGACCACAGCGAGTGACGGGGACTTTCCCTGAAGCGCTAAAGCAGGGCAGGACTGCAATGCCGCACCAAAAGCGGAGAGCCGCTGCCGTGGGCAAATGGCATAGCGCCTGCCCGGAAGTGCGGCTATACCGTTCAAAAGTGGACGTGGAAAAGACATTGCCCCCTGCGGGCAAACTGTGTAACCCATGTTTGAGAGCTTCCAGAAGGCCGCATGGGAGGGGAAAGACTGTTACTGTAGCCAAGGGGTGGGGGCTGGTAGCAAAACGAAAGGAAGTGAGCGTATGGCTGGCGGAGCGCCGAGAAAATGGAAAAGCGTAAGCGCGATGCAGAAAGCTATTGACGCTTACTTCAAAAAGTGCGAAGGCGAACCGTTTATCGGAGATGACGGCTGTGCCGTGCGTGATAAGTACGGCATGCCAATTATCATTAATGCAAAGCCCCCGACAATCACAGGGCTTGCATTGGCGCTTGGATTCACAGGAAGACAAGCACTGCTGGATTATCAAGCAAGGCCAGAGTTTGCGGACACGGTTACGCGCGCAAAGTCCAGATGTGAAGAATACGCCGAATCTCGGCTCTACGACAAAGACGGTGCAAACGGCGCGAAATTTTCGCTTGGCTGCAATTTCGGTTGGCGTGAAGTGAACGAGCCAAAAATAAGCACGGATTCCGTAAAGGTGGTTATTGATGTCTGATATTCTCTTGTCAGAAAAAATCGGCTCGGCTTTTTACGATGTGGCTCACGATGTGTTCCATCATGGGCACACGCATTACGATTTCAGCGGTGGGCGAGGTTCGCTGAAGTCGTCCACGGTGTCTGTACTCGTGCCCCTGCTGCTTATAAACAATCCGGGGACACACGCGCTGGTGCTGCGTAAGGTGGCAAACACGATCCGCGATAGCGTGTATGCGCAGTATATCTGGGCAATCGGCGAGCTGGGCATGGCGGCGTATTGGGAGGCAAAGGTTTCCCCGATGGAGCTGATCTACAAACCTACCGGTCAGAAGATCATGTTCCGGGGTGCTGACGATCCTATGAAGATCAAGTCTATCAAAGTGCCGTTTGGCTATATCGCCGTGACGCACTTTGAAGAGAAAGACCAGTTTGCTGGACGCGCGGAAATCCGAACCATTTTACAGTCCACCATGCGCGGCGGCTCGGTGTTCTGGAACTTTGAGAGTTATAACCCACCAATTTCGCGTGACAACTGGGCGAACAAGGACAGTCTGGAAGAACGCACAGACAGGCTGTGCCACAAGTCAACGTACTTGCAAGCCCCGCCAGAGTGGCTTGGTGAGCAGTTTTTAGCGGAGGCGGAACATCTCAAGGCTACGGACGAGAGAGCGTACCAGCATGAGTATTTAGGTATTCCCGTGGGTACGGGCGGCAATGTGTTTGACAAGCTGGAACTGCGGGAAATCACGGACGACGAATTTAAAAGATTCGATAAGATTTACCAGGGCGTTGACTTTGGGTGGTTTCCCGATCCGTTTGCTTTTATCCGGCTGCACTACGACCGGGCGCGCGAAACCATTTACTTGCTGGATGAAATTTACCAAAACAAACTATCCAATGAGCAAAGCGCGACAATAATCAAGCAGCGAGGATATAAAAACGTGCGAACTATTTGCGATAGTGCAGAGCCTAAGAGCGTGGCAGACTTCCGCGCGATGGGACTGCCGGCACTTGAGGCGGTAAAGGGCCCCGGGTCCGTGGAATATGGTATGAAATTTCTGCAGCGGCGCACAATCGTAATAGACAGGAAGAGAACCCCACATGCTTATGATGAATTTGTGGGGTACGAATACGAAAGAAACAAAGACGGCGACATTATTAGCGGCTACCCTGACGCGAACAACCACCTGATTGACGCGACGAGATATGCGTTAGAGCCTGTCAGCCGCAGAATGGGAGTTATTGCATGACGGTTATCGATAAATTAAAGGAACTCGGGTATACGACGATCCCAGAGGAATTCTATACATACGTGTCCCTTTGGAAGTCGTGGTATGTCGGCAAAGTCAAGGGTTTCCATCAATACCGGCGATATAACGGGCATAAGTGGACAAAGTGCAACCGTGCAAGCCTCGGTATGGCGAAAAAGGTTTGTGAGGACTGGGCAAACCTCTTGATGAATGAGAAGGTTCAGATCACGCTTGAAGGCCAGAAGGAGCAGGAGTTTATTGACAGGGTTCTGACGGCGAATAACTTCACGGTCAAGGCAAATGAAATGCAGGAAATGAAGTCAGCGCTCGGAACTGTGGCGTACATTCCGCGTGTGGTTGGGCAGGCCGTCAATGAAAGCGGTGAGATCGTGCCGGGGGATGTTTCCGGCGTCGAGCTGGACTATGTGACGATTGAGCACATCTTTCCGCTGGCTTGGCAGAATGGATTTATCACAGAATGCGCGTTCGACAGCGTAGTCACACGAGCCGGAAAGAATTATCTGTATTTGCAGATTCACCGGAAAGACGAAAACGGTCTTTACGTCATCGAGAATAGTATTTACAGATACGAAAACGAGACGCTTGCCGACGCGCTGCTCACCAATGTTCCGGGCTTTGAGCGGATCCCACCTGTGGTACATACGGGAAGCGACAAGAGGCAGTTCGTCATCGACAGACCGAACATCGCAAACAATCTTGACTACCTGCTTCCTGTTGGTATCCCTGTGTATGCAAATGCAATCGATGTTCTGCGCGGCGTTGACTGTGCCTATGACTGCTACATCAACGAGTTCGAGAACGGCCCCATGATGATGATGGTCAAAATGCCCGCCACAAGGTGGGAAGACGACGAACCGACGCTTGACGACAACGACCGGCGTTTCTATCTGCTTCCAGAGGATACGCAGCAAGGAAACGTCGTAGAGACAATTTCCCCGACGCTCAGAACTGAGCAGCTGAATGTAGGACTTCAAGACCAATTGAATGTACTGTCCAGTAAGTGCGGCTTCGGCGAGACCTATTACCGTTTCGACGGCGGCAGCGTAGCGACTGCCACACAGGTCATCAGCGAGAACTCCACCATGTTCCGCACCATCAAAAAACACGAGATCATCTTGGAGCAGGCATTGAAGGAGCTGTGCCGCATTCTGCTTCGGCTGGGCAACACGGCCATGAACGCTGGGCTGAATGAGGGTGTGGAAATCTCCATCGACTTTGATGACAGCATCATTGAAGACAAGCAAACCGACTTTTCCCGCGATATGCAGCTTCTCAGTGCGGGCATTATAAACGATTGGGAGTTCCGCATGAAGTGGATGAACGAGGACGAGGCGACCGCAAAGGCGGCGCTTCCGAAGATGCAGGTCATGATCACGGAGCAGCAGAACGAAGTGGAGTGAGGTGACGGGCAGTGCCAAAATACCCATTCTCCCCTCCTGTTTTGGATGCGCTGCCGGAAGAACTGGCAGAGCTGTTCCGGGCGCTTGAGTTTGTGTTGCTGGATGAAATCTGTTCCCGGTTAAGAGCTGCGGATGAACTGAACGAGGTAACGGTGCAGGACATCAAGGCGCTGCGGGCGCACGGCATTGACCTCGAGGAAATCGAGAGAGCGATACGCAAGACTACGGGCATCAGTGAGCAGACGCTCAAAAAGATACTGGACGATGTGGTAAAGCGCAACCAGCAGTATTATACCAGCGTCATCGACTTGGCACACATCACGCAGCCGGAAACGCTGGTAAGCATCGAGGACACCTGGGCCATATACCAGCAGACAAAGCGGGACTTGCGCAATATAACCCAATCGATGGGCTTTTTGGTGGACGCAGGGCGTACGATGCTCCCCCCTGCCAAAGCTTACCAATGGGCGCTTGATAACGCGGTGATGCAGGTGCAGAGCGGCGCCATCAACTACAATCAGGCCATCAAGACGGCAGTAAAGCAGCTTGCAGACAGCGGATTGAAGGTAGTTGACTATGAAAGTGGCCATCGAGATCAGATCGATGTGGCGGCTCGGCGGGCGGTAATGACAGGCGTTTCCCAAATCTGCGCAAAGTATACGGAGCAATCGGCAGAATATCTTGAGACACCATATTTCGAGGTTTCTGCACATTCTGGCGCGCGTGATAAGCCGGGGCCGTCCCCGTGGTCATCGCACAAGGAGTGGCAGGGCAAGGTTTACAGCATACGCACCGGCGATATTTACCCAAGCATATACGATGCTTGCGGCCTGGGCGCTGTGGACGGGCTGGAGGGCGCAAACTGCCGCCATCGGCGCTTCCCCTGGGTCGAAGGTGTGTCTGAGCGCACCTATACCGATGAACAGCTTGCACATATTGATGATGGGCTTGGCTGCACATTTGACGGAAAGACCTACACCGCATATGAGGCCACACAGATGCAGCGCCGCATAGAGCGCACCATACGCAAGCAAAAGCGGCTTAAAACCGCATATGAGGCCGCAGGGCTTACCGGCGACGCCACCACCGCAAACATTAAGCTGCGGCGTTTAAATGCCAAATACAAGGAGTTTAGCAAGGCGGCGGGGCTGCCGGAGCAGAGAGAGAGACTAAAAGTGCTTTACGGCGACGAAAAAAGCGAGGCGGCGGCGCAAGCATTAAAAGCAAAGCGCCAATCGGAAGCAGAACAAGCGGCGTTGCAAAACGAAAAAAATATTGCTATACTAAAAGAGAAAATTGCAAGCGGGGAGATTTCCACAGTAATCCGGCCACAGGTACAAGCTCGACACATTGAAGGAACAATGGAGTTTGAAAGATATAAGGCGCAAAGAATCTCAAATGGAAAAACTCCGCAAAGCGTGATGACAATCACAATGCAAGAGGCGCAAGAGTTTGTAGACAGCCGCTCGGGAACGGGGACGGTCATTATTCAAAAACAAAAAAATGGAGCGCTTAAAATTGTAGAGTTTGCAAATGCAGATGCGACGATAGGCCGTTATTATAAAAATAATGCTTATCACAAAACAAATCGAGCAGGTATTTACTATTCAAAAAAAGGCACTCATGTAGTTCCGACAGAGCCGAAGGAGAATAAATAAATGGTAAACATTTGGGATTATGCGAATCGACTTCCCCGTGTAAAAATTTTGACAGCAACGGGGAAATCGTTTGAGGGAAAGGTAATTGCTGTATTAGATGCACTCGAATCCAACGATGACCAAGATAACATGGTAGTAGAAGCGGATAGCGGAGAAATCAATGTTTTTTATCCGGAAGAAATCGAAAGCATTGAGGTGCTGGATGATTGATGACAAGCTAAAAGCCGCCATTGAACGGGCACTAAAAAACGGCCTGCGGGTACAGTTAAAGCGCATGAAGGATGGCAGCGTCAAGGCGCAGATCATCAAGGCGGAAGAGCTGAAAAAATAATTTCAAAAATCTCTTGACTTTTCGTGTTCCGTGAATTATATTTGATTTATCGGAACACGAAAAGAGGTGAAAAAATGTCTCCGAGGACAGGACGGCCAAAGTCAGAAAACCCGAAGGACATAAATATTAAAGTCCGATTTGATAAGGAAACGCACGAAAAACTTATTTCCTATTGTCGAGAACACGGGATTACCCAAACAGAGGCAATTAGGCGGGGCGTTCATCTGCTTTTGGCAAAAAATTAAGGCGTTGGCGGCCTCACAAACCACACCAACACCCTAATTCACCACCACCGAAGCAGAGGTTAAATCTATTATAACCTCCTCTTCGGTGAAAATCAAGAGAAATGGAGATTTTTACCATGCTAACCGTTAGAGAAGCCTGCACGCTTATTAACAACCCCAAAGAAGTTGATGTTGCCGTGAACGGAAACGCATATTCGCTTTTCCATAACGGCGCACCCGACTATGACGATGTTATGGTCGAAGTGTTTGGGGACTACATCGTGAAGAATATTTTCTGTGGAAAAGAGGGCTGCTTTGAACTTGAGGTCAAAATGCGCCCGGTGAAGAAGGAGGACATGGCATGAACGAACTGATGATTTTTAATAATCCCGAATTTGGGAACATTCGCACAATGGAGTGCGACGGTGCGCCGTGGTTTGTCGGCAGGGATGTTGCAGCTGCGCTGGGGTATAAGGACGCAACAAAGGCAGCAAGAGAAAGAGTTGACGCGGAAGATAGGGGGGTAGCTAAAATGGACACCCCCTCCGGGCAGCAGGAAATGATTATCATCAACGAAAGCGGCCTTTATGCGCTTGTTCTTGGCTCTAAGCTGCCGACGGCTCGGAAATTCAAACGATGGGTAACGAGCGATGTTATCCCCAGCATCCGTAAGCACGGCGGGTACATCAACGGGCAGGAGAACATGACCCCGCGGGAACTGATGGCATCGGCGCTGCTGATGGCGCAGAAAACGCTTGCCGAGCGTGACGCCCGTATCTCCGCGCTGACGGTTGAAAATCAGATCATGCTTCCGAAAGCTGATTATTTCGACCAGCTTGTGGAGCGGAACACGCTGATGAACTTCCGGGAGACCGCAAAGGCACTGGATGTGCCGCCCAAGAAGTTTGTTTCTTTCCTGCTGGAAAAGAAATATATTTACCGCGACAAGAAGGGCAAACTGTTGCCGTATGAGCACAAGAACGATGGCTTGTTTGAAGTCAAGGAATCGGTGAATGAAAAGACGAATTGGAGCGGTGCACAGACGCTTATCACGCCGAAGGGAAGAGAAACATTTCGCTTGCTGTTCCTGGGCGTGGCATGACATAATAACCCAAACTGAATAACATTCCCGCAGCGCAATTGGGCGCCCGGAAGTGGCACGAAGAGCCAACTGACTATGTTTTGTAGTCGGTTGGCTCTTTTTTGTTTTGTGATCCATGCCGAGAGGCGTTAAACCGCTGGGCGACGGCCCAGAAAATAAACGGAGGTAAATCAAATGAGCGAAATTAGCACCAATACCAATCAGAACCCGGCCAATGCGCCGGAGGCCACACCTGCGAAGACCTTCACGCAGGAGGAAGTGGATGCCATGATCGGCAAGCGCCTTGCAAAGGCAATGAAGGGCATCCCCAGCGAGGAAGAAATCACCGCATACCGCACATGGAAAGACAGCCAGCAAACCGGACAGGAACGGCAGGCAAAGCGCGACAAAGAGCTTGCGGAAATCAAGTCCGCCCTGACCGCCGCACAGACGGAGATCGAGCAGATGAAGCGCGACAAATACGTGCTATCCAAAGGGCTGACCGGCGATGATGCAGAGTTTATCGCGTTTAAGGCTCTCAGGATGGTTGACGACAAGACCACTTTTGAGCAGGCCGTTGATAAGCTCACAGAAAACCGGCAAAAGGTCAAGTTTGATTGGACGGCTCCGGCGGGCAGCGGCGACAAACCGAATGCAAATAATGCCGCGATGAACAATCTGATCCGCGGCGCACTCAAGTAACGAAAAGGAGATTACAACATGGCAACTATTGATCGTTCCGCACTTTCCGGACTTATTCCGGAACCCGTAACCCGCGAGATCATGCAGGGCGCTATCGCGGAATCCGCAGTCCTGCGCATGGGCCGTCGTCTGGCGAATATGTCCAGCAAGACGCAGACCATCAACGTGCTTGACGCACTTCCCTCTGCATACTTTGTCAACGGCGAGGCCACCGACAGCGGCGCTGGCGAGGCATTCAAGCAGACTACCAAGATGGCGTGGGACAAGAAGAAACTGTACGCCGAGGAAATCGCGGTTATCGTCCCCATTCCCGAGGCTGCTCTCGATGATGCGGACTATGACATTTGGGGCGAGGTTAAGCCCCGTCTGACCGAGGCTTTTGGCAAGGTCATCGATGCGGCTATCCTGTTCGGCACTAACAAGCCCACCACATGGCGCATTGGCGTTGTTCCCGCTGCTATCGCTGCCGGTAACGGCGTTCCCGTCGGCACCAGCGTGTTTGACGACATCATGGGCGAGAATGGCCTGATTTCCAAGGTTGAGCTGGACGGCTTCAACCCCAACGGCGTGATGTCCGCTATCCAGATGCGCGGTAAGCTGCGCGGACTAAAGGACACCACCGGTCAGCCCATCTTCAAGTCCGATATGCAGGGTGCCACCCGCTACGGCCTCGACGGCATGGACATGTACTTCCCCATGAACGGCGCTTTCGATCCTGCGCAGGCGCAGATGATCGTTGGTGATTGGAGCCAGCTGGTGTACGCCATTCGCCAGGACATGACCTTCAAGATCTTCACCGAGGGCGTCATTCAGGACCCCAGCACCAAGGCCATTACCTACAACCTCATGCAGAACGACATGGTTGCTCTCCGCGCCGTCATGCGTCTGGGCTGGGAGATTGCCAACCCCGTCAACGCCTACAACGTGGACAAGGCCAATCCCTTCCCCTTCTCCGTTTATGGCAAGGGCGGCGCTATTTCCACCGTTGCCGTGACCCCTGCTACTGCTACCGTAAAGAAGGGTGAGAGCAAGCTGTTTACGGCCAAGGTTGACGGCGAGGGCATTATCAACGGTGAGGTCGAATGGTCTCAGGATGGTACGAAGAGCAATATCAGCGATGAGGGCGTTCTGACCGTTTCCGCTACCGAAACCAAGAGTACCATCACCGTTACCGCAAAGTCCAAGCAGGCCGGGACCAAGACCGGCACTGCCACTGTTACCGTTTCTGCCTGATTTGAAAGGAGCTGACCCGTATGACATACGCTGATTATACATACTACGCCGGAATCTATATGGGTTCTGTGAGCGAGGAAGATTTTCCGCGTCTGGCTGTTCGGGCCAGCTCCTTCCTCGATTACTACACCAAAAACCGGGCGAAAGACAACGCTGACATGGACGCTGTAAAGATGTGTTGCTGCGCATTGGTGGACAAGTATCAGTTGATCGAGACCGCGCAGCAACTTGCCGCAGCCAAGCTGACGGCGGCGCTTACCGGCGATGACGTGAAAAGTGAAACGGTAGGCGGGTATTCTCGCACACTGGCCAGCGGCGGGGAAAGCGCCGCTGCTGCATTGAGTGCCACGGACGGCGCAAGAAAATTGCTGGCGGAAACGTGCATGGAATACCTTGCCCATACAGGGCTGCTGTATCGCGGAGGTGGTTGCAGATGTACACTCCCCACACTGTAACGGTTTACAACGTCGTGCGTGAAACGGACCCTGCCACGCTAAAAGATGTCACAAACCTATATGTAACCGTGCTTGATGGCGTGTTCTGCGAGGCGTCAAAGGGAGTTAACGTGCGCAAAAGCGGGCTTGAAGGCGCCGACGCAGTAAACCTGTATATCCCATTTACGGTAAAAGCTGTGGATGGATTTAGCGGAAAGCCCAAGACATATACAGAGCCGCAAGCATTTTTTGCCTCAAGCGACAGGACGGGCCTATGGACGCTATCCACCACCGGCAACGGTGGCGATACATTTTTCGTCAAAGGCGAATTTGTAACGGACAACGAGGGCGTAGCATTGGCGCACGATAATTGCTGGAATGTGACTAAAGTTGACGCAAAAGACTTTGGCAGCGCAGATATGCAGCATTGGGAAGTGGGTGGGAAATAAGTGGCCGTTACCTTTGCGATGCATTTTGGCGGCATGGAGGCCATCAAGAACAAACTGGCTGAGAGCTGCACCCGCGCTGAAAGCATTGTGGGGCAGCAGGTCATAAAAGACACCGCACCGTTTGTTCCTGCGCTTACAGGATCATTAACAATACGCACGAGGTTAGACGGCAACAAAATTATTTACCCCGGGCCTTATGCGCGGTTTTTGTACTACGGCAAAGTCATGGTTGATCCGCAAACCGGCAGCACCTTTGCGCCAAAGGGCGGGACGAAGGTCTTGACAAACCGAGACCTTGTATTTTCCAAGGCGATGCACCCACAAGCACAGAGCCATTGGTTTGAGGCTTCCAAAGCGCAGAACCTGGATAAATGGATACGCATTGCAGAAAAGGCGGTGGAAAAATTTGGACAAAGTTAAAAAAACCGTATCGGCAGCGGAAGAGGACAAGGTATCTCGCAAGCTGCTGGTTTGGCTGAACACATATCCGGATTTGCCGGTGGATTTGATTCGATTTGAGTCCCTGCCCGCCGACACCTCTGCAATGGCCATTTCGACCATCCAGGCGTCCTATATCGTTAAACGATATGTTTTAGGGGGCTACCAAGCGGAATACCAATTCAAAATCATTTACCGGGTTAAGCCGGGCAACAGCATGGACAAACGGCTCAAGGCTGACGAACTGTTAAACGCTATCGGAGATTGGGCGACCGGAAAGCGCCCTGACATTGGTACGGGGAAACGCGTTGTAAGCCTGGAGCCTACTACGCGATCTTCTTTGTTCGCTGTGTATGAAAACGGCGACGAAGATCATCAAATCTTAATGAAAATGAATTACGAGGTGAATACATAATGGAAGATTTGACTTTTACCACACCGGAAGGCCAGACCATTGACCGGGAACTGCTGATCGCATACCTCAACACGGGGACCAAGGAAAGCCCTGTTTGGAGCGCTATCGGCAAGCGGGTGGAGGACACCAGCGAGGAAATGGACTGGGGCCAGGAGAGCAAGCAGGATGTGCTGGGGAACACATTCACAACCATGAAAAAGCCCGTTATTACACAAACCTTTGACCCCATCCCCTTGGATGCTGGTGATGCAGCAGCCGTGAAGATGTGGAATTTGGCCGTAAAAGACCACGATGCGCAGGCGCTGGCCAACCAGGACATGATGATCGGGCATTTTTACGCCACCAGCGGCGATGCGAAGTTTGCCGAGCGCTATGATTCCTGCGCCATTGCCGTGACCTCCATCGGCGGTGAGGGCGGCGGTACCCTGAACATCGCAAGCGAGATCACATACGGCGGCAATCGCACCCTGGGCACTGTGAATAAGGGCAGCAGCGGCGCTATTGAATTTACCGCAGCCTAAGCAGATCGGGGCGGGTGCTTCTGCCCGCCCCACTATCGAAAACGGAGGACGCTATGAGCGAAAATATTATCAAAATTGATACCGGCGTAGTCACTAAAACTTTTTTGACTACCGACGGGAAAGAATGCGAATTTGCGTTTAACCCGCTGGATATGGGCCTGTCTCGCCGGCTTTTTTCCGCGTTTGAAAAACTCGACAAAATGAACGAGGGTTATAAGGACGAAGTGCAAAAAAACGCCGATAAAAAGGAAATTTTTGACATTGGCCAAAAGATGGACCTGGAAATGCGGGAGATCATCAACGGAGAAGTATTCGGATTTGATATCTGCACCCCGCTTTTTGGTGAGCTGAATCTTTACGCGCTGGCCAACGGATTCCCCATTTGGGCAAATTTGCTTTTTGCGCTGGTGGACGAAATGGATACTGCGTATGCCCGGGAGCAGAAGCTTACCAACCCGCGCATTAGCAAGTACACCAAGAAGTACCACAAATGAGATACAGCCTGCCAAAATCCGTGGAGCTGGGCGGGAAGCAATACGCTATTCGGTCTGATTACCGGGACATTTTGGACATTTTGGAAATGCTTTCTGATTCGGAGCTGGACAGCGCCGATAAGGCAGAGGCAGTGATGGAAATGTTTTACCCGGATTACGAGGATATCCCATACACGGAATACGAGAACGCGGTGCGGCAATGCATATCCTTTATAAATTGCGGCGAGGAAGAATGCCGGGATGAAAAGCGCCCCAAGCTCATGGATTGGCAGCAGGATTTCCCGATGATTGCAAGCCCCATAAATCGCGTGCTTGGCACGGAAATCCGCTCCATTGAATATCTGCACTGGTGGACATTTATAGCCGCATACCAAGAAATAGGTGATTGCACCTTTGCCCATGTTAGCGCCGGGAGCGCACAGCCAATTTGGGTCGGGAAAAAACACCCAATTTGAGCCGGAGCAGCGAGCCAATCCTTTTGAAAATGTATTCAGCAAAACTGCTGTTTTTCCTCCGCCT